CCGATAATCTGCACCAAGTCCCGCTGCTCATCCGCTAGCGCGTCGTGGTAGGTATCCCGCGCTACGTTCGCCGTGACCGTCCGGTTGAGCATGTCAAAGTAGTTGTTCTTTTTCCACTTGCGCCCGCTCCGGTCAATAAACTGCCAGCTCTTGGGGTTCTCTGCCAAATCCATAACCTTACCACGCAGCAACCTATATCGCTCTTGTGGCGTCATACCCGCTATGTGGGCCTCTCTCAGCGCGTCAACCGTTGCCGTCCGCAGCGCCCGCACGTCCGTCTCTGCCATCCGCACCAGTTGCGGGTTCAGATGCACATTAACCGCCGCCAGTTTCTCTGCATTGAACGGGTGAACCTTTGCAAAATACTGCTCGTTGTGCTTGGCGCTAAACTTGGTAAACGAGCTTGCGAGCTTGTCCTCATCCGTTGCTAGCAGATCCGCCGCCGCAATTCCGTGGTAAACCTTCGATGTTCGTAGGATGCTATCCTGCGTCCACTCGTCAAGGTCGCCTTGCAGCCGCTTGTACTCTTCGCCAATGTCCTTATAGATGCCATCCCGAATGCGCCGAACTGTCGCGAATCGCTCATTGCGTGCAGCTTCAATCATTCGCATCTCAACACGCCGCCGCGCCTTGCTTAGAGTCTCAATCATATTCTCGCGATTGCGGGCAATCTGATTCTCTAGCAATTGGTTGCGCTGCTTTTTGTTGAGATACTTAGCCACGCGCTACCCTCTCGCAATTCGCACGGTGCTGCCGCTCTGCCAATCCATCCAGCGCCGCGCCTCTGCGCAAATATAGTTAGGGTCTTTTAGTTTAGGCTCTGCTTGTTGCCGCCCCATGAAATGCGCTTCCGGCTCAATGCCATCTGTTGCCGCGTTGTGGTTGTCCAGCATGAAGAGTGCTTGGTGGTAAGCGGCACGGTCTGGGTAATACTGCGACGTATCAACCGCCGTCTCGTCCGTGATGGTTGCGCCGTTTGCCCGTGTCAGTACGTCCGTTGCACTCTGGATCGCTCGACTGCGCTTGTCGGTGTCGTATGCTTCCCACTTCTCTTTTTCTAACCTGTCTTCAAAGTAGGCGTCAGCAAGCGCCCGTGTAATCGTTATTGCCATAGCTTGCTCCTACAAAAAAGCGGGACGAGGAGTTATCCCCGTCCCGCTAGGGTTTTAATCAAGCGGGTTTAGTTGGTGATGTTGGAGTCAATTTTCTTATCTTTTTGAATTTCAGGTTTCACTACAACAATCGGTTTGGGTTTCGGTTTCGGTTTGCCCTGTAACGGTTTTGGCGTATAGGCCATATCAACCCCCAAAAGCAGGCGGGGGATTAACCCCGCCCGCCGTTATGGTTTCTAGGAAGTGGCTACGGTCGTGCTGTTCAGCTCAACGTCAATAAGAGCCGTGTCACGATATACCTTGTAACCAGCACGCAGGCGGGCGCGGTACAGGTCGGCAAAGCGACCTTCTGCGCGCATCATCTCGACGCTTGCGGGGTCAATCTGCTTACCAAGCGCAATACCATCACCAACGATTCCGCACAGACCGTGATCAGTCGTGCTGACAGTCGTCAGGTTGTTGCTGATAAACACATTGAATCCGCCATACACGAACGCATCGTTGCGACCGCTAGTGATATCGCTATCACCAAGAGCCGACTCACGCCCACCTGAGTAAGTCAGGATCGCTTCTTTGAAGCCAGACGGCACCACAAGGTACTTCTGCGAAGCCTCGGGCCAATTCAGATCCTTGCAGGCCTTGGAAAGCTTACCGAAGAACGCGGGGATTTCCGCGCAGGTATCTTTCGTAAACTGCCAGTCCGTGCCGCCGTTGTCAAAGTTCGAGCCAGCCGAAGCGTGAACACTCAAAACAGCCGCGTCAAGAGCATCGGCCAAGCGTTCAGCGCCACGACGGATGTATGTCGGCATGTAGTTGATGCTAGTCTCAACCTTGTTCGAGTCGTAGTCAATGAGCTTCATGGCCTTATCAAAGTTGACAGTCACTTCCGTGTCAGTGTCAGTCACATCGTCATAGGTCAGGTCCGCTGCATCGGACACGTCAGCAACGCTCACGTCTGAGGCGGCAGTGATATGCCACTTATCAGCGCGCGAATCCGCGATTACATTCGTGTTAGCAATGCGATCAGCAACCAGCATCTCGGGGAAGAGTGCCAAGATTGTGTTCGCCCAAAGTTCTTTCTGTACGTAAGACAGTGCCATCGTTATTCTCCTTCTGAAGCCGCAGCCCACGCTGCATCTAAGTTATTGAGCAAATCCTTGCCCTTTAATTGACTGACGTTGTCAGCCGTGATTTTGTTTGCGTCCGCCTTGCCGCCCTTTTCCTCGCCACCAGTCCCAGCCCCGCCGCTTTTGCCGCTGTTGATAAACTGCGCGTTGTCCGCAACAATCTTCTCAACAATCGACCCCGTCACCGCCGCGTCACTCAGATCCTCGGTGTCGATTCCGTCGAACGCCGAATCAACAACGGTCTGTTTGTATGAATCATTCACACCATCCAACCAAGGAATTGCAACCTTGCCGAGAGCGTTAGCCCTCTGCGTGCCTGCGTGTGCTTCTTGTTCCGCCTTGAGCAACTGCGCGCCCTGTTCCATCTTCGCGGTGATCTTTTCGACTTCCCGCTGCAACTTCTCAAGCTCGCTCCCGCCGCCTTTAGCCTCTTCTAGTGCTTCCGTCAGCTCTGAAACCTTCCGGTCAAGTTCTTCGCGCGCCTTCTCGTGCTTGATCCGTTCCTTTTTGCTCCTAGCATTCGCCAGGGCGTCAACGTCCGGTTCGTCATACGATCCAATAAACGCCTTTTCCTCGTCCGTTAGTTCCTCGCCTTGCGCCAGTTTCGCCAACACATCCTTGATTTTCACAGACCATCTCCACCTAGACCGCTCACGCAGTCACCTCGTAGATTCACGGCTACGATATCCGCCCCCGCAGAAAAGCTGCGTTGCCTTACATTACAATAGCGGGAATGTTAACCATTACGCGCTCGCCCCGATAATATATATATCATACGTCACACCTGCCGCGCCGTCTGCGTTAGTAACCCGCAAAAGGTCGCCCGTTCCTGCCGTTACCGGATAAGCCGTGGCATCTGGCGCAATAATCGCGAAAACACCCCCAGGACGCACATTTATCACGTCGCTAGAGTTTGCCACCCAGTTAGTAAACTGATTGCTAGCCGCGCCGCCTATCTGCACATCGTCGCCGTTTGCGCTGGCCGCATAAACCACAACACCCTTTACCCGCACCATCGTCACGGTTGCGCCAAACGAATCAGTTAGCGAACCAGATAAATCAAGATCCTCATTTGCCCCCGCGCCTAATGTGCGCTGATCATGCCAGAGTATATCTGCCTGATCTACCCCTGTACCGTCAGTAATAACCCAACTCGGCAACGTGGTGCCGTCAACCGTTTCGGATAAGGTTGCCAGATCGCTGCTGCCCGTATTCGTTAATTGCGCCTGAAACTTAAATTTTCCACTAAGTGCCATTACTCAGCCCCGCTTTTTCTGATGCCTTCGCCGTCGTCGGTTGCCTGCTTCGATACCCCCGCGATAGTCTTGCCTGCCATGCTGCCAGGGGTCAGCCCGATTATTTCCTCAAACGTCATTTTGCTGATATCATCCAGCGCGGCGGCGTATTCTTCGGAACTCAACCGTAGGCTCGATATCTCCAGCACGCCATCAAGTGCAGCTTTTGCCACGATTCGGCGCACGCTGTCTGGTAAATCCATGCCGCTTGCGAATACGATACTCTTAAAGTCCTCATAAATGTTGCTAACGCGGAACTTGTCGGCATACTCTGGTTGGATCTCGTCCACATCGCTATCCCACTCTGCGGTCATTTTCCACGCCTTCGCCTCTGCCTCTGCTATCTGCTGAGAGTAGTTGCGGAGTACGGCTTGCGGGTCTAAGTGGTCATATTGTTTAGCGTCTGCGCTCTCGCTGAAATTTTTGGTGAATCCAAGATGCAACCCTACTGTATCGAACAACACAGTGCGCTTGCGCTCCAATTCCGACTGGTGCGCTGATACACTGCCGCTGGGTGGGCCAATATAGCGCGTGATGCCCTTGTCTGTTTCTGATTCGCAAATAGCGTTTGACAGCCCGACAATCGCGGCCACCTTTGCGCCTAGATTCGCGCCTTGGTTCTCCCCTGCTAAATCCTCGGTCAGGCTCTTGGGTATCACCATTTGTGCAAACACTGCTTTCGCGAATAGTGTGTCTAATGTACTTTCCATGTCTAATATTGCGCGCTGTACATCCTCTACGTCATCATACCAGTGCGGATCGCCGCTAACTTCGCCGCAAAGCACAAACGGTATTTTGGCAAACGCAAGATCAGTAGCCCTAGGGGTTCCCATGACCGCCGATTCCGTCCCTTGCCCGTGCTCAATATCAAACTCGATCACCTTACCAGGCAACCACAACCGCCGCACACACTTCTCTTCGCTCTCAACCATCGGGTCGGTATTATCCCACGATATCCCCTCGGTCAGCAACCATTCAAGCTCACCCTTCGCGTCAAAGTGCCAGTCAACCACATCCAGCGGGCTGTACAGATTCCAATACGGTCTCAGCTTCTCGCTATCCGCTTCTGCCTTGCTAACCTGCCCGTCAATCTGCGGCGCATCAATCCCAATCCAGCACCACTTAACCGCCACGAGGTAGCGCAGCACATCGCCCATAAATGCGTTCAGGCTGTCGCCGCGACGGGTAATGTCTGCCGTTAGCTCGGGGTTTTTATTGTCGCGGTTTGGGGGTTTGGCAAAAACGTATTGCCTGATCTTCTCAGCCACCCGTGCGGCGTGGTTCACCAGATATGCCCTCTGTTTCCGCCCCGCTACGCTAATTCCACCTGTACCAAACCGCGCTTCGCTGAATCCGGTTGCCGCGCCGCCCCAATCGATGGAACTTTCGCCAGGAAATCGCGTTAAGCGTCGATCAACATACGGCCTGCCGCCCTTGAGTGCTAACAGGTTTAGATCCAGCTTTACCATTCGCTCGTCAATTATGCGGTGCTTGCGGTTGGCGATTGTGTTGAGTTGGTCTTTATTCATATAGATTGCTCCTCGTATAACGGCGGGAATGTTAACCAGACACGAAAAAAGACCCCGCACCAAAAAAGGCACGGGGTCTAGGGTTGAGAGTCGCCCACCCGAAAGAGTGACGGCCGCCCTCGGTGTGTTGGATCGGATGCTTATCCAGTCACCCAACTGCACCATCTAAAAACCACCATACCATATTGAGTCTGATGTCAACACTTCTTTTCAGGTAAACACCACACTCGACCTCTGCACCCCATCTACCCCCGCCACCAAATACCGCAATTGGTCCATCGAGTGATCATCCTGCCCCGTCGCAGGCGCTTCCTTCTGCGCATCCCACACATAACTCCCAATCTCCCCAAGCGTGCTCTGGCAATACTGGCAAACCATCAGCGCAGGCCGACCCGTCTCTTTGTCCAGCTTCAGCCGCTTCATAACCCGATCAATCCCCGCGCTGATAGGCCGATCCTTCTTTGCCTTCCGCGTCGGCACACCTTCTCGCCTCAATGTCTCCGAATCCTCCGCGTCATGGTCTGCCCACGTCACGGTCACATGCTCACCATCGCTCACCCGCTTAATCTGCCGCGCATGATCCGCCACGATCTTACCCCGCACATACCGTTCCCGATACATCAGCAGCATACCGTCAATCATGCCCCACCAGCCGCACACAAACGGGTCGCGGAAGCCGAAATCGACAGACCTAAACGCCACATTCCCGCGCCACCGCTTCTTCTCCACGTTCCACATTCGCGGACATTTCGCAGGCGCGCTTTTATGCTCGCACCGCTTGCATACATGCACATCCTCGTCAAAATCACCGTAAATCTACCCCTCTTGTGAACACCATTCCCCCTCAAGCATCCTTCGGCGCGTGATGCCCGTCATTGCCTCATACCGTTTCAGTGCGCCAGGACTCAGATGCTCTTTGTTGTCATACGGCGACCAC